TTTTATATTTAGTCTTAAGATTCTTTTTAGATTTGACAAATAGAGTTGGAAAGAACTCATCACGATGTTCATACCTTTTACCATTCTCAACTCCACGAACCAGAAACTGATTCCCGATTAGTTGGACATTAGTATAGAAACGCATTATTTAAGAAGGTCTTGATATTTTTCAAGTATAGTAGGTTTAGGTTCAACAAGTGTCAAGATCTTATCTGAAGACATCATGAACTCATTATCATTAGTACACCCAACTAACCAAGGTGTTAAAGTACCATCCTCATTTAGAAGAAATGGTTCTATCAATTTACAATTAGGATCCCCTATATCAATAGGAGCAACTTCTACAAGTTGTGAAATTAACTTTTCACCATTTGATAGAATTAAAAGTTTTATTGTCATTTACCGTGTCCCACTAATCTTCCCTCTTCGGGTTTGTCTTTCTTATAATTAACAATATCCTCAATATACATTTCTGTCAACTTTGTTACTGGTTCAACAATAGTAATAACCCAGTCAGCAGTAACAGGAATCTTTTGATCTTTGGATAAAGGCATCCAAGGAAATAAAGAAACCTGAAAACCAGATTGTTTCTTTGGACCTTCTTCTTTTTGAAGTTGAGGATTTTGCATTTTTACAATACAAGGTTTCTCAAGATAATATCCTATTACCCTTCTCTCCTCTTCCTCACCTACTACCATTTCAGTAACGTCACCAATGACATCTTCCCCTGATTTGAGTAGTACTAATTTAATAGCCATAATACATTCTTACCTCCAATTATTATAGCAAGAAAAAAGCACCCTGTAAAGGGTGCTGATCCATCTCGAACTCATTACTATTTAGAGCCAATCTTTACGAGCATGATGTTCTGGAACAATCTTACCTACTGTAACAGTAAGTAGTCCATCCTCAAATTTAACATCTCTAACTTCAGTGTCATCAGAAATTGCCCATGATCTACTGAAAGATCTTTGTGCTAATCCTTGATGTGCATAGTTAGTATCTTCTTTCTTCTCCTTTTCTCCCTCTACATTTAATTTACCATACTCAGTGTAAACCTTAACTTCATCTTTTTTGAATCCAGCAAGAGCAATTTCAAGTCTGGACTCAACATTGTTTACATGAATTATATTGTAAGGGGGATAATTCTGTTGTGTTGTTTCATTAAAGAAACGATTTAGGTATTCATCCATACCTATACTATTCTTGGAAATCTTATCCAAAAGATCTGGAAGATTTGCAGAATGGTATCTTGCTAAGTTGTTCATGGTTCTCCTTTAAAAGCGAGTGTGAATTGTGTCCCCGAAGGCGACAATACTATTTAACTAAAGATACCTTAAATTGTCAGTGTGGAATACCCCAAATTTTGGTACAGTAATCCCTAATCGATCTATCAGATGAGAAGAAACCCGAACGTGCAGTGTTGATAACCGACATACGATTCCATGCATCACGATCTTTCCATGCACTACTTACCCTATCTTGAGCATCACAATAATCACAAAAATCTGCAAAGACACAGAAAGGATCATGATTTATAAGATTGTCTATCAGTGGTGCGAACATTTCTTTATCACCCTGACTAAAATGTCCACCTTTAATAAGATTAATTACTTCCCACACTTCAGTGCTCATATGAGTTTGTGGATAATATCCTTGCTCCCATAGTTGCTGAATACCACTCTCATCATGACCGAATAAGAAGAAGTTCTCTCCTCCCACAAGTTCTCTTATCTCTACATTAGCACCATCAAGTGTTCCTATTGTAAGAGCACCATTCATCATGAACTTCATGTTACCTGTTCCTGATGCTTCTTTACCAGCAGTAGAGATCTGCTCAGATAAATCTGCAGCAGGATATACCTTCTCTCCTAACTTCACACTGTAATTTGGTAAGAAGATTACCTTTAACTTACCATCCATATCAGGATCATTATTAACAACTTCTGCGATATGACAAATAAATTTAACTATTAACTTTGCCATATAATATCCTGGTGCTGCCTTACCACCGAAGATTATTGTTCTTGGTACAACATCGACCCCACTTTTAATGCGAAGGTATTGATGAACAATCCAAAGAGCAAGAAGATGCTGTCTCTTATACTCATGTATACGTTTAACTTGTACGTCAAACATACTATTAGGATCTACTGCTATACCAAGATTATCAAAAATATAAGTAGCAAGTTGATGTTTACCAAGTGTCTTTGCTTCTGCAATTTTATCTAAAAGGGATGAATCAGGTTCTAACCCATTTAAAAGATCCATATTAGTAACCCAGTCTTTACCACCGTATTCATCAAGAACTTCTTTAAGAGAAGGATTACAAGATGCTAACCATCTACGTGGAGTAACACCATTAGTCACATTAGTAAACTTATGAGGCCATAGATCATAAAACTCTGGCATCAACTGCTTCTTAATTAATTCAGAATGAAGTTCAGCAACACCATTTACATGATGAGATCCTATAGTTGCTAAATGTGCCATACGAATATATTTGTTACCTGTCTCATCAATGATAGATAATTTTTCTAACTTACTATCATCACCAGGATAATTCAATCTAACTACCTGTAAGAACCTACGATTAATTTCGTAAATGATTTCAGTGTGTCTTGGTAAAAGATTCTTAAAGAGTTTAAGTCCCCACTTCTCCAATGCTTCTGGTAACAGTGTATGGTTTGTATAAGAGATTGCTTTAGTTACTATCTCCCATGCACTATCCCATTCAAAATGATAATCATCAACATAGATTCTCATTAACTCTGCTACTGCAATAGCAGGATGAGTATCATTAAGTTGTACCTGATAATAATCTGGAAGCCATTCAACAGGTATTGCTCTATCAGTTAAACTTCTAAACATATCTTGAAGAGAAGCACTCACAAAGAAGAACTGTTGTTTCAATCTCAATTCCTTACCTTGATCTGTACCATCATTAGGATAAAGAACCTTAGAGATAGTCTCTGAAGAAACACTCTGTTCTACTGATCCAAGATAATCTCCAATATTAAATGCATAGAAATCAAATGTTTCAGTAGCATCTGCTCTCCACAATCTTAAACGATTGCAGTTATTAACTCTATATCCCAATTGAAGAACATCATATGGTACTGCAATAACTTGTTCTGCAGGAACCCAACGTACTCTATTATTACCCCTATCGGAAATATAATGCTCTACTCTACCACCAAAACCAACTGTGACTGATTCATCTGGGTAGCAAAGTTCCCACGGCCAATCCCCATGCAACCAATTATCTGTTACCTCTATTTGTTGATTATCCTTTATCTGCTGCTTGAATATACCATACTTATATCGAATACCATAACCAGTAGCAGGAACCTTTAAGGTGGCAAGAGACTCCATATAACAAGCAGCCAGACGACCCAAACCACCATTACCCAATCCAGGTTCCTCTGCTACCTCTAATACTTGATCTAATGTTAAATCATATTCTGATACTGCATCTCGTGCTTCTTTTTCAAGACCCAAGTTGAGAAGGTTGTTGCCAAGTTGAGGACCAATTAAAAACTCTGCAGAAAGATATGCTACTTCTTTCTTGGGTGTCTTTGCTGGATTATAATGCTTATCATCTGATGCAAGATAATATGACATCATCTGATCTCTCACAGCATAACATAATGCCATGTAAATATCATGAGATGTAGCAGTATCTGGTCTCTTCCCTAAAGTGTAGAAAAGACGTTCGGTTATACCGTTGGATAAATTGTTCACTCAGTTTCTTGGGACTTCCCTTTCTTACCTATATTATACTTCTGTTCTAAAATCCAGTCACCCTTGTCCTTATATGCTAACACTTTAATCTGATTAAGTGGAGCAATATCTGCAACCGATTCTGGTTTTACTACAGATATAAGACCCCAATCAGCAAGCAAACGAGTAATACGATTCCGACGCTGAACGTCATTAGGAGTAAGGTTAGCATGTTTCCCATCAAGGGCAAATAACTCCTTGAAGTGAACTATAAAATATCTTCCCTGCTTATGAAGAATGTGGCAGGACTGATATAATTTCTTTTCTTTTCTACTTGCTACACCAATTCTTGTTAAGGTTTCTCTAACCTTAAGAAAATCATCTGGTTCATTTAATGTTACCTCTACCATTTGGTCTTGAGACCAACTTACTTCAGGTTCTGTTGTTATAGTAACAGTCATTGCGATCCTCCAGTTTCAAGTCGTTGTTTAATGTAATCGATTTGTTGTTTTGATAAAATTTTCAGTGCTTGAGATGCTTTCTCATTACTATAACCATAGTATTGTTTCACACATTGGAGATCCGTGACTTTATCCTTACGGAGCCAGGGAGAAAATCTCTTCTTTTTCCTCAAAGTATTTAGATAAAAAGAATATTGCATATCCTTATCAAGATTAGGATACTTATTCATTTCATTCGCAAACATAATACAATCAAGATGACCTGACAAACAACGATTAACAATGTATGGAGGATAATCTTTTGATATAGATGGATCTTCTTCTATTAAATCTTTCTTGTTAAAATTAATAGAATTTAACCAGTCTTTAAGTTCAGTCATTTTGGTAGTTTACGATTGAAGTTCCAGTAATCAAACTTCTGCCACATATAGTATACACCAATTAAAGTTCTTTTCACAAACTCTTCAAGGAATATAAGTGATAAGAATATTATTTTCTCTCCAGTCATTACCAATCAGGATAGTGATTTATATTTCCAAGATATTGATAAATCAAATCTAATCCAAATACAAATGTCTCTCCTTTTTCATCTTGAAGATAAAAAGGCATATTAGGATACATCCTTCTTGCAGTATAGTATTGACTGACAACTGCATAGTCATCATCAATCCATCTTTCTTTTTCTAATTCTTCTTCAGTCATAATGCAGAATAGGGATCAATTTCTTCACCAAGTTCATCAACATCTCTTATCAAGTTATTAAATCTTTCATCAGATTGAGCTAATTTCTGCTCCCCTTTAGTTGTGTAATGTAGTATAACAGGATTAAAAAACTCTTGATGTTTCTGTTCAATGTACCCCATTGTAACATCCTGTATACCAAACATACCACCAGTAGATGAAAGACGACTTAATAAGATCCAAACCGCATACTGATCAACAATACGTGAATTTGGAATAGGCATAAGTTGAGCACCATTTTTAAAGATGGTCATCAAATCTGTTAGTTCATCTAACTTATCTACAATCTTAATATGAATATCATTATTAAGCAAGACCACACCACAACAATACTTATAAACTTCTTCCTTACCACCAAGAGCATAGATTGCTTTATCTACTTTACTTAATGATTCTCTTATACCTTTACCACCCCCAGTATTAGGGTCATGTCTAAATCCATATTCTTCTCTGCCATATACATCATAGCGAGAATAAGTATCAAATATATATTGAACATCATCATAAAAAAGTGTATCAGAATCCAAGTAAAGAATATTACAAGACTGATCTTTAAAATACTTTAAGTTATACCATCTATGAATTGACCATGCACTTAACATAGTATGATCAAATCCATCAACAAATGGTAGAACATTTACGTTATAGTTAAGACGGAAATAAGGGGGAATAAAAGCAGGGTTGTCACAAAAAAGATAAACAGGTATTTCATTATTAAACTCCCGAAGTGAAGAAATACTATGGTCAAGTCGTTTTAATTCATGATCATTTATATGATCATGCTTACTCATCTTATAAGAATAAAAAACAAGATTCACTCTTCCTTCTCCATCTCCATACTTCTATTTTTAATAATAATACGATTATTAGCATGGTCTGGAACAAACTCCAAAACATCATCATGACCCCACATCATCTCTTCATATAATGCATTGAGTCGATCCATATCTTCCCATAAATCATTTACGTGATTATCACTCATGGGGCAAGACCTTCTTTTTTTAATTTACCATATTTATAACAACCATCGAAAGATAGTTTAACTTTTGGTGCTACATTATAATTAAATAGTAACAATTCTTTTCTTTCTTTTTGATCCCTCATATACTCTCCAACAGATCTCATAGTATAAGTTAAATCAAATTCAGCAACATTCCATCTACCGTGCCAATCACTAAATCGTTCTTTAACTAATTGATCTGAATTATAACTTATAAGCATAGGAACATCATACTTGTCACAATCTGCAGCAAACTTATCATGATCAAATCCTTTATGCATTGATCCCTTCCTACCATAAAGATTATCCTTAATATCATATGGAGGATCTAAGTACATAAACATTCCATCATGAATTTTATTCTCCATCAAATGTTCATATGAATATTGATTAATATGCCAATGAGATATTAATTCAGAATAACCAGGTAACTTTTCTATTCCTCTCATAGAGAAATTAGAAATAGATGCTTGTTTAGAAAATGAAGATGACTCAGTAAGTCCTGAAAAACTACACTTGTTTACAATATAAAATGCTGCTGCTCTTTCTATACAATCTAAACTTTTATTATTAATTGCTTCTTTTGATTCTAAAAATAATTCTTTTGCAGTTTCTGGATCAGGATGAGTTGATTTATAATTAGATATCTTCTCTGTTAATTCATCACCAAATGTCTGTAATTGAACCCAGAAATTAATTAATGGTTCATAAAGATCATTAACTGTGATTTTAAGATGAGGATACTTTTTAGTTACATGAAGTGCTACACTTCCACCACCCAAGAAAGGTTCACAAAATTCTGTGTAATTTCTTAAGTCTGGAAAATATTGATCCATCTTGGTACAAGCACGAGACTTGCCACCAGGATATCTTAAAGGAGTTTTTAGGGACTTAATAGAACCTTTCATAATAATCACTACCAACCTGCACTTCAATAGTATCAAAAATTCTATTCAATGAACGAGCAAATACTCTATATCCAGAACCAACATATAGTTGACCTAATACAACTGATGCTGTTGCTACACCCCAAAAGATGTAATAAAATTTAGACTTTACTTGGTTTCTTTGTTTTTCTTTAGTAATCATAATAAATTAATCATTTCTTTTTCCAAGGTTGATCATGAGATAAATCACACCACTTTTTAAGTATTTTAAGTAGTTTTTTCATCATGGTTATGGTTTAGTTTACCAGACATCTCATATGCACCTTTGTTTCCACCGTGTCCGTGTGCAATGCCCAGTTCATGCATTTTAGCATGTTCGTCAATAGGATCACGTAATTCTGTTTTACCTGGTCCTATTGTAAGGTACAATCCATACCCCATAATAAAAAATAGTAATCCTACTATAATAAAAACTAAAATCATTTAAAGTCCTCGATAGTGAATAAACTGCATAATTCTAATCCTGCATCTATCATAGCATCTCTACCCCCTTCTTGTCTATCTACAATTGAGACAACACGATTAACTTCATATCCTAAGTCACGTAATACCTTTACTGCTTTAATTGCTGAACCACCAGTTGTAACTACATCTTCCAATACAGTAATCATAGTAGGAGCTGCTCCACCCTTGCGAATTGTTTCTTTTGGTGGTAACGGTCCTTCTACTTGTGATGCTGTTCCATATCCTTTTGGTTCTTTACGAATAATCAAACCACTTAATTTATATCCATGAGCAGCAGCAAGACAACAGCAACCACTGACTATAGGATCAGCACCTAATGTAAGACCTGCTACTACATCATCATCCACATGCTGTAATAATAAATCACTCACCATCCACAAACCATCACTACTCAAAGTAACAGGTTTGCAATTTACATAATGCTCACTCTTTTTACCTGATGAAAGAGTAAACTCACCTTTACGATAAGCATCTTTTTTTAAAAGTTTTAATAATTCTTCTTTCATTATCT